GTAGTTACAAAGCTGTCTGCTTCTGCTGCAGCCTTGACAGATCCTGCTATTACTGGTACTATCCTTGAAGATGTCTACACCATCTCTGATGGCGCTGCATTTGAGATCGATCCTGGCAACGGTTCTATTCAGTTAATCACTCTTGGTGCAAGCCGTACTCCCAAGGCTACGAACTTCGCTGCTGGCGAGGCTGTCACGCTGATGGTCGATGATGGCACAGCCTATACGCTGACCTGGACTGACAGCACGTTTGGTGGATCTGGAGTGGTGTGGAAGACTGATAGTGGTTCTGCACCTACGCTGAACACTTCTGGCTATACTGTAATCGTGCTTTGGAAGGTATCTACACAGGTCTATGGCGCTCGTGTTGGCAACGCCTAAGGAATAACCATGCTTGCAAATAAAGCACTATCGGCTGCTCCGTCAGCGGTTCCTGTTTACATCGAGGATGTCTTTTCGACATACCTTTACACTGGCAATGGCTCTACACAGACGATTACCAACAACATTGATCTGTCTACCAAAGGTGGATTAGTTTGGACCAAGGGAAGAAGTAACGCTGACAATCACGGTTTATACGACACGGCACGAGGCGCAACAAAGTATTTGATGTGCAATTTAACAAATGCAGAAACTACAAGAAGCGATGGATTAACTGCATTTACCAGCACAGGTTATACACTTGGTGCTGACGCTGCCACAGAAAGTACTAACGCAAATGCTCATACTTATGCCTCATGGACATTTGCAAAACAGGCAAAGTTCTTTGATGTGGTGACTTATACTGGTACTGGCACGACAATGACTGTCGCGCATAACCTTGGTTCCGTTCCAGGCTGCATTATTGTTAAGCGTACAGATAGTGCTGGTGGCTGGGCAGTGTTTCACAGAGCCGCAAACTCAGTCACATCAGACCCGCCGCAATCAACTCAGCTTATACTAAACACAACGGCTGCTGCCACTCAAAGCCCTTACTGGAATGACACGCTTCCAACATCAACAGTATTTACTGTTAAAGGTGGAGAAGTTCCAAATATCAATGGAGCAACCTACGTCGCCTACCTCTTCGCCCACGACGCTGGTGGCTTTGGTGATGATGGGTCGGAGAATGTGATTTCGTGTGGGTCTTATACAGGTTCAAATACAGTACAAACATCTGTAAATCTTGGTTATGAGCCTCAGCTTGTACTTATTAAAAATATAACTACTGCAGGTAATAACTGGGCAATGTTCGACAATATGCGAGGTGTTGCTACTGGCGGTGTCGATGCTCAGCTCATTCCAAACTCAGCAAACGCGGAAGTAAATACAACTGATTGGCTGTCATTTACATCTACAGGGTTTCAGTTAATTCCTTTAAATAATGGAACAGTTAATAGAGATGCAAACACCTACATCTACATCGCCATCCGCCGTGGCCCGATGAAGACGCCGGAGAGTGGGACGAGTGTTTACAAGCCAACAGGAACGAGTAGCCCCAATCCGCAGTACAAGAATCTTGGGTTCAACCCGGATTTCATTATTAACAAAGACGGGGGTCAAAACGGCACAGGCGCCTATATGGCTGGAGCGCGACTAACAGGGCAGTTCTTGTTGTACCCTGCTTCCACAGCAGCTCAAGCGGACGCTTCTCCATATTTGAACTGGGCATATCAAAATGGCGCTTGGGACTCGGCGTTTACACCGGGCTTTGGCTGGACATTTGGTCGCGCCCCCGGCTTCTTTGATGTTGTTTGCTATACGGGGTCTGGTTCTACTCGATATGTAGACCACAACCTGACCGTTGCGCCAGAACTTCTAATCGTTAAAAACAGGACCGCAAGCCCTGAAGATTGGAGCGTTTACGTCGCCGCCCTTGGGAACACATCACGTTTGAAACTAAACCTAACTGACGCAGTTCAAACTGGGGTCACACATTGGGGTAGCACGACACCTACGGCAACCCAGTTCCGAGTCGGAACACAGTCCAGTGTTAATGGCTCTGGTAATGCGCTGGTCGCCTACCTCTTCGCCACCTGCCCCGGCGTAAGCAAGGTATTCAGCTACACAGGCAACGGGTCATCCCAAACCATTAACTGCGGATTTACTGGTGGCGCAAGGTTCGTTCTAATCAAGCGCACGGATTCAACTGGCGACTGGTACGTCTGGGATTCGGCACGGGGGATTGTGGCAGGTAACGATCCACATTTGAGCTTGAATAACACAGCCGCTCAAGTGACGACCGATGACTCTGTGGACACAGCAAGCACCGGATTTATTGTGAATCAAGACGCTGCAACAAACGTCAATGTCTCTTCAGCAACCTATGTAGGGCTTGCAATTGCGTAAGGAAACAACATGAACTATCGCATCCGATCAACTGGTGAAGTCAAAACTCAAGGCGACATCAGGAAATTGCACCCAAACACATCCCTGCCCCGCGTCTGGGATGAGTCAATCTGTGAAGCTCTTGGCATTGATGTGATCTTTGAAGGTCCGCAAGCAAGCGGCGGGGATCAGTACCAATTTAGCCAAGCTGCCGGGATCGAAGAGATCAACGGCAAGTGGTACACAAAGTACGTCCTTGGGCCGATCTTCACAGACAACGATGAAGCTACAGCGGCGCAGCAGGAAGCCGCGTACAAAGCAACCAAAGACGCAGAGCAAGCCAAGGCAGTTCGTGATGACCGCAATAAGCGCCTAGCAGACTGTGACTGGACGCAGCTTGCTGACTCCACAGCCGACAAAGCGGCGTGGGCGACTTACCGGCAAGCTCTGCGGGACATTACCAGTCAGGGCGAATTTCCCTGGAACGTAACGTGGCCTGTGCAGCCTGGAAAGGAATAAGAAATGTCTATCTCTACAAACTTCCCGGCGATCAAACCCAGCCTTTCGCTGGACTTCGCCAATACCGGCACACTTGATCCGCGCGTCACGTTCGCCCGAGCTTCCACCGCTACCTATTACGATGGCGTCACGACGGCGAAGGCTGAAGAGAATTTGCTGCTTCAATCGCAGGACTTCACTACAAGTTGGAGTACGCCTGCAGCCGGTGCAACAGTTACATCAAACACAGGGAGTGCACCAGATGGCACAACCACCGCCGATACAGCAACAGCCACCGCAACTACCGGCGATCATTATGTAAATCAAACACTTACCATGGTTGCGTCGCAACGTTATGTGCTTAGTGTGTATGCAAAAGCAGGGACAATTAATTATATACAGCTTGTTCTTGGAACGCAGACAGGAACATTTGCAAACTTTGATATTACATCTGGTTCTGGTGTAGTCGGCACTTCTGGCGGTGTTGTTAGCACAGAAATCACAAATGCTGGCAATGGTTGGTATCGCTGTGTAATGATTTTTGATAACACAAACGCAAGTTCAGTTAATTTTGCTTTGGCTAATAGCGCATCAATGGGGCGTTTAGCGGACTGGACTGCCGCAGGGACGGAAACCGTCTACCTCTGGGGTGCCCAGCTCGAACAACGCTCGGCGGTGTCCAGCTATACCCCGACTACAACGCAGCCAATTGTCAACTACATCCCCGTCCTGCAAACCGCAGCCTCTGGCGTCGCACGGTTCGATCACAACCCAACCACCAGCGAGGCACTTGGTCTACTGATCGAGGAGCAGCGGACGAATCTGTTGACTTACTCAAGCGATTTCTCGAATGCTGCGTGGTCGAAGGTGAATGTTGCAGTTACAGCAGACACGATAGTTGCTCCAGATGGCACGTTGACAGGAGATTTTATTGGGGAGACGGTTACTGTTGGCGGGACGCATCGAGTAAGAAATGCCACAGTCTTGAGTGTGTCAGGAAACACATCGTATACCTGCACAGTCTACGCAAAAGCAGGTTTTGGCGCGGTTAGATACCTTGGGATTGGTTTAAGTGACTCAACCAGCATTTCGTCAGGGGCAAGACGTTCCTATGTATTTGACCTGTCAACCGGCGCAATAACCACAACAGGTGGTGCAACGTGGACGCTTGTAAGTGGAAGTGCAACCCTAGTTGGGAATGGTTGGTATCGTTGTCAAATAACCGTAACGACAGACGCAAGCGCATCAAATATGTATGCGTCAATTGGTTTGGCAGATTCTTTTTCAGTCACATCATTTACGGCAGGATATGACGGCGACGGTTACAGCGGCATCTTCATCTGGGGTGCCCAACTCGAAGCCGAAGCCGTACCCTCCTCCTATATCGCCACTATTTCGACCCAAGTGACGCGGTTGTCTGATCTTGTTTCAATGACGGGTACGAACTTTAGCAGTTGGTTTAACGCTGGACAAGGAACGATGTTCTCTGAGTTTCAATGGACAACAACGACGCCAAGACATAATTCCATATTAGTTAGATTTGATGACGGGACAAATAACAATCATATTTCAATCGGTTTTAGGAATGTGTCTCCAACAGCCCCCGGCGCAACATCTACTAGATACGCTGGTGGAACAACAATTGAAACAACAACGGGCAATGTGTCCACAAACGATGGTCAAGTTCATAAATCTGCTGGAACTTACACTTTGAGTCAAATTAAGTTTAGCGGAGACGGATTGGTGCCGGGAACAGCCACTCCATCAGGATTGCCAGTTGTGACAATTGCTCGAATCGGGTCAGCCAATACTGGGGTAGCAACAGGTTATGCAATCTGGATACGAAAAGTTTCCTACTACCCGCAAGCCCTAACGGCAGCAAATCTTCAAGCCCTAACCAGCTAAGGATTAACCATGTACACCGATCTCTGTTTGAAATTCCCCGACGAGGCAACGGCGAAATCCGTCCTGTACCGCATGGAAGGCGTGGTTGCTGCTGATCTCGAAAATGGCATCGAGGCGCAAGAGGGTTATGAGGTAGCCAATTACGCCAACATCGACACTATTGGAACGATCTACGAACGAACCGGCGGGACGGATGAAGAGCCGGTGATGACTGCTCTCGATGGCTGGCACGTTAATGTCCTTGTGCTTCCGGGCGAGGATGCAAGTGTGCTTGAGGCGCATCAGGTGTTCCCTGCGACGCCGGTTAGGGTTTGGGGATAAGATGGAGAACTCTGATCTTAGGGTGTTAGGAACCAAGCTAGAATCACTGCACTCTGACGTCCATGAGATGAGGTCTGCATTGCGTGAACTATCGTCAGCGATTACTAAGCTTGCTCTAGTCGAAGAACGTCTAGTTCAAACTGCAACGTCCCTTGGCAGAGCCTTTGATGCTATTGAGAAAGTTGAAGTTAGGCTAAATTCTTTAGAAAAACTTGGTACTAGCACTCTTAGAACTGCAAAGTGGCTAGATCGTATGGTTTGGGCAGCGGCAGCGGCTGCAGTGATCTATGTAGCCAAGCAAACAAAGCTTATTTGAGGACACCATGACATATCTTGAACTAGTCAACGAAGTTCTTAAAAGGCTTCGAGAGGACTCAATTAGTGCTATAGAGGGCAATACAACTGGTCTGTTGATTGGTGCTTTTGTCAATCTTGCAAAAGATGAAGTAGAGTCTTCCTGGAACTGGACAGCCCTTCGTACTGACCTGTCGATTACTACAGTGGCTAGTCAGCCTACTGCATACATTACTAATAGTAACGCTAGAACTAGGTTGTTGTCTCCAGAAGACGGACATGAGGCCTATAACGTCACTTCTAAACACGCCTTAGATCGTGTTCCGTCTGGCTGGTTAAATCATGTGCGTTTCTTAGGCTCTGCAGCGTCTGGACCGCCTACAAAGTTCTCTGTAATTGGTATTAATCCGTTGGATGATACGCTACAGATTCGTATGTATCCAACACCTAATGATGCCTACACGCTTACCTTTCCCGTGGTAAAGCCTCAAGATAGGCTAGAAAGCTCCAGCACTTCTTTGATTATTCCTTGGAGGCCTGTAGTTGAAAAGGCTTACTTGTATGCCATTATGGAACGAGGGGAAGATGCGGGACAGTATTCAGAGATGCAGCACAATGTAGTAAAACAAGCCTTGGCAGACGCTATTGGAAATGATTCACATCGTCTGTCAGATGAAACTGTGTGGATTCCGCGATAATGGCTCAAGTATCTCAATTAGAAGTTGTAAGTGTTCTTGCCCCAGGTTTTAGGGGCTTGAATACCCAAGACAGTCCTGTAACAATGTCTTCAGAGTTTTCTCTGGAGTCCTATAACGCTATTGCTGATAACTCTGGTCGAGTATCTCCTAGAAAGGGTTGGCTGTCTGTTTATAACAACTTAAACTCTGATATTGGAGTTAGTACAGTCAAATTAATCCATGAGTTTATTAAAACTGACGGCTCTACTGAAATTGTTGGTGCTGCTGGAACATCTCTATTTAGTCTAGATATTAGTACACAAGTAGCTACAACGCTCTACACAGACAATACATGGACTGACACTAACTGGAAAGCAGTTAACTTTAATGGTAAATGCTACTTTTTCCAGCGTGGACATGATCCGCTAGTGTACGACGGAACAACGGTACAAAAAATCTCAGCCTCTACAGGCTACACAGGGGCTGTACCGGCTGCTAACGAGGTTCTATCGGCCTATGGTAGGCTGTGGGTAGCAGATACCACTAACGATAAATTGACTATTACTTGGTCTGATACTTTACTTGGTAATGCCTGGACAGGCGGCACAGCCGGTAGCTTAAACCTAGCCAGTGTTCTGACTAAAGGCATTCGTCCTATTAAGGCTTTAGCAGCCTTTAACGGCAATCTAATTATCTTTTGTGATAAGAGCATCATTATTTATGATGGTGCTGACGTAGACCCAGCCAATAATCTTAGCCTTGTTGAGGTTATTGACGGTGTAGGTGCGTTAGGCCGGGATTGTATTCAAACGGTTGGTAACGATATTTTTTATGTGTCTGAGACTGGTGTTCGTAGTCTTGGGCGTCTTGTGTCAGAAAAATCGGCACCAATTTGGGATATTTCTAAAAATATTCGTGATCTATTAATCCTAGCTGTTTCACGCAATGCAAGTGGCGACGCAGTTAAAACAGCCTATTCAGATAAAGAAGGTTTGTTTATTTTGACGCTTCTTAATAATTCTGCTCGTGATTGTACCTTTGTTTTTGACACCAAAAATCCTCTAGAAGATAACTCTAGAAAAGCTTCACAGTGGTCATTAAAGCCATATGCAATGGCTACAGACAGTGCAAAACGTCTGTTGTTTGGGTTTGGTCTAGGTCATGTAGGAAGCTACGAAGGATATACAGATCACGGCAGTTCGTATCGTTTTAAGTACGCTACTTCATGGCTTAATGGTGGTAATACTTCTCGTTACAAAATTCTTAAAAATTTAGCAATGATTGTAGTGGGACGCGGTGGTTTTGATATTCTGGTAAAGTGGTATGTAGACTATGGAGAAGAGTTTTCCTATAAAGTCTTATCTTTACCTAATTATGGAAACTCAGAATACAACATTGGTGAATACAACATTGCCGAGTATTCTGGTGGAAACTACAGGGCTTGGAAACTAAAGGCTCCACTTTCAAAATATGGGCGAGTCTTTCAAATTGCTGTAGAGTTTGATGTAGTTGGGCCGTGTTCTATTCAACAAATTGATGCATTTGTTAAACCTGGAAGGATGAGTCTGCAATGAGCAATTACGTTAAGCTCTATGATTTTGCCTACAAAGATACTCTGGGCACTGGCGATCCAGATAAGCTTGTTAGAGGCTCTGAGATTGATACGGAACTAACTGCTATTGTAGCCGCTATCCAATCCAAAGCCGATATAGGCGGTGCAATCGGTACAGCAACTGCTGTAACGCCCCCCACAGCCAATAATTCTACTAGAGTCGCTACGACTGCATTTGTCTATGCAGCCTTGGCTGATGTTACTATCGTTAGCGGAGGTACGTTTTAATGAACGGGCTATTCGGACAAACTAATAACCAACAAGCTTCTATGAATCCTGCTGATAAAGCTAGGGTTTTGCAGTGGCTTATGCAAAATAGACCTGATTTGTTTGCTCGTATGCAACAAATGCGAAACCCTGCATCGAGTTTTAAACCACAGCTAATGCCACAAGACATTCAATCTTTGCAAAAAGCTATGCAGTTTGCTAGTCCGACTACACAGCCTTTTGCTAATTTTAGTCAAGCGGATAAAGCAGCACAGGCTTGGGGAACAATGCAGCCTGCGGTGGCTAATCAGTCTATGGGGTTTCCTGAAAACTTTACTCCGTTTAACGTAACTCAGGCTAATCAAAACATGGGGCAACAACAGCCAATGGCTACGGTTCCTCCTATGGACCAACAAGAGCAAGCAAACCAGTTTATTACTGGTCTGTTTAGCTAATAGGAGATTATCATGGCTCTGCAAATTGTTAGTTGGGATGATAACGGACCAGTCTATGCAGATGTTCCTGCTCCTATCATGCCAACTGCGGCTACTGCTCCAGCACCTGTTCTAAATACTGCACAACTTGCAGCTATTTCCCAACCAGAGGTATTACAGCAACTTTCTTCACAGTTGTCCGGTACTCAGATTGGCTTTACACCGCAACAAGTAGAAAGCGATATCCCTCTTCTTGGAAGCGGCTCTGCCGGCTATACTTCTACCGGACAAGGGGTTACTCCAGAAATTGAATATGTAACTAATTGGCAGGGAGATATTGAGGCTGTTCCTACGGGAAATTATGTTGTCCAGTTAACCTCTGCTTTTGATCCGACTGTCGATGGTGGACAGTACGGATACTACACAGCTACTGTAGATTCTACTGGAAATGTTCAAGATGTAAATTTTCAAAAAGCAGACAAACACCAAGGATGGTTTGGTGAAAACCTTGATTGGCTTGGACCGGCACTAGTTCTTGGTGCTGCTGGTCTTGGTAGCGGTCTGTTTGCTGGCTCTGGCGCTGGTGCTGGAACGCTCGGCGCAGAGGCTGCAATAGACTTCGGAGCCTTAACAGGGGCCAATTCTGGTACAATTGCTGGTATTAATGCTACTGGATTTGGAGCTTCTGAGCTTGCTGCCACAGCCTATAGCAATGCTATTGCTAACGGAGCAGCTCCAGAAGTAGCTAACATGGCTGCTGATGTTGCTGCTGCTCTAGAAGGTAGTGGTATGACGGCTGCGGACATTCTTGGAACTGCTAATGCTGTAGCTGCAGATACCATGTCGCTCGGTGCAGTCGATGCTGCTGGTAATGTTATTGGTGGCGGTGGAGCACTGACTATTGATGCTGGAGCTGGTCTTGGTGGCGGTCTTCCAGGTCTGGACACAGAAGGACTAAATACTTTAATTAATGATATTACAAATAGCAATTTAATTGAAGCTGAAACTTCTATTCCAGACACTACTACAACGCCCACTACAACCACTACAACGCCCACTACAACCACTGCGCCGCCCACTACAACCACTACAACGCCCACTACAACCACTGCGCCTCCCACTACAACCACTACACCGCCCACTACAACGACTATTCCTGGGACAACTATTCCTACCAATACGTTTACTGACTTTCTTAGAAATTTAGTATCATTGCCGGGGCTTAGTAATGTAAACCTGTCTAATGTTCTTGGTGGAGCTTTGCAGACAGCCGGGGCTAAGTCAATTTATGATCGTCTGTCTGGTCTTGGTCCTCAGATCAGGGATGCTTATACAGCCCTTGGACAAAACGTACAAGGTCAATATAAGGACATTAGCACAGGAGTTCAAGGAAACCTTGGTGGTTTGTTTGGAGCAGCACAGCAAGCAGGACTTAAAGCTTATGGAGCAGCAGATCAAATTGATCTAGCTAACCTGCGCCAGCAAGAGTTTGATATTATGCAGGCAATGATGGCTGATCCTAGGGCAGCACAAATGGCTTCTGCAGAGGCTCGGCAGATTGCACAGGGCAGAGGAGGACTTCAAAGCTTCAACCCAGCTTACAGCGCCCAATTTACTAACCCGATTACTGGACAAACCTATACAGTTGGTGCTGATCCGACTCAAGTAGCTATGTATAAAGCATTCGCTAATCAAGACTTGCAGAATTATCTCACTGCTGATAAGAATGCTTTGGCACGGTATACTAGCTTGCTTGGTGCTGGCAACACCCAAGCTACCCAGGCCCAGAACCTACAAAACCAGTGGATGACTCCTTTGACTACCGGCATCGGAGCCTATCAGAATCTAGCATCTACGGGTCTACAGGGATGGGGAACAGCAGAAAAAGCAGCAGCAGATGCTTATGCAAAGATGGTGCAGGGCATTACTGGAGGAGTGTCTCAGGGTCTAACTGGTACAGGCCAAAACAATGTTCTTAGTGGCTTGTTTGATGCCTTTACTAATAGTAATACTGGTGGGCTAACCGATACTGGGAACATTATTTCGGAGATGTGGACATAATGGCACAGCAACAACAATTTGGTATGTTCGGTCCATCCAACGATCCTTGGGCTGAGACATTCGCAAACATTGATCGACAAGCTGGAATGGATACTATGCAGACTATCGGCTCTTTAGCCGGTAGAGGGACTGCACAGCTTATGGGTGGGTTTGGTTTTAAGCCTGCTGCAGTACAACGTCAGGAACAGATTAACGAGGCTATGAAGGCTGCTCGTGATCCTGGTGGAGATATGCTGACTACCTACAAGAACCTAGCGCATGAGCTTCATAGCCGGGGATTGGTGGAAGAGGCTATGAAGGCTGAGCAGATGTATGCTGACGCTCAGCAACGAAAACAAAAGTTTGATTTAGAGCAAGAAAATATTCAATCTTTGATAAGCCAGCGCAAAGAACGAGAAGAAACAAGGAAGATGCTTGCTGACGCTAAGTTAGCTGATAAGCCTTGGGGCGCTCAGGCTATGAAGCTGTATGAAAAGCACATGGCTAAGTTTGATCCAGCTTCTTGGAAAAAATGGTTTGATGAGCTACAACGTACCAACGGAGACTTCCAAGCCGCTGCAGCGGTGGTGCAGAATATTGATAAGAAAGACAAGTTTAGTGATCCGTTTAAAGATGAAAAGACAGGGCGCTGGGTTCAGAGAAACGAGACTACTGGTAAGCTTGTCCCGTATGATAAAGACGCTGCTTCGACAACTGTAAAGGTTTTTGGCGAGCTTACAGCAATGGGTAAGATTAAAGAACTGACAGAAGGAGCAGTTACTCCGACATTCTTTAAAAACGTAGAAGAGTTTAGAAACCTAGAGACTCTTTGGAACCAATATAAGCGCGGTGGGCCTGGCTCAGCACTGGCCTTTAAAAACTTCCAACAAGCTTATCTTAAAGCCAATAAAACAGACTCTCAAGTTGCTCGTGCTGAAATAGAGGCTATGAGGACGTTTGGTAGTTTGGGTCAGCGCGTAGCACAGAAGTTTAATGCTTGGTTGTCTGGGACACCTACTGAGTTTTCTGAAAACGAGTATGACGTTATTATGAAAGCTCGTAGAAAGGCTCTGGAACAAGTCAGTGCTGGTACTAAAAAACGTCTGAAGGCTTCACTTGCTCCTAGAATTGCTAGTGGTGTTATTACACAGGAGGATGTTGATTTGGCGACAGCAAAGCTTGATTGGCTTGATCCTTTGGCCGGTGATGAAACGCCAAAACTGCCTTCTAATGTAAAATTTTTGGGACAACAGTAATGCCGGTATTTAAATATAATACTCAATTTGGTCCTGTAGAAGTTACCGCAGATACTAAGGAACAGGCAGACGCAGATTTAGCACAAGCACTTCGTTTTAAAACAATGGAGGCTGGGCCGGGGGCTATGGCTCCGACCGCAGCTAAACAAGAAGACCCACTTTCTGCAGTGACAGATTCCTATATTGTAGATAGGTTAAAAAGAGCAGTTTCTACAATGGCTGGCAATGTCGCTGCAGTTAACCCAGCCCTTGCCACAGAGAATCCGCTGCTTCGTGGACAAGCCCCAAGCAGGGAACAAGCAGCAGCACAGACTGCACAGGCTCTAGATTTTAAAGGCCTTCGTGCAGGCAGCGACATTGAAAAGATTGCTGGAGAAGCAGCAGCTACAGCGGTTGATCCAACAACCTATGCTATGGGTCCGGGGGGTGTAATACGCAGAGGTTTGCTAGGTGGCGTTGCTGGCGGTGGAGCAGAAGCAGGGGCTATCATGGCTGCGACTGAGCCGGGAACGGCTGCTGATTTGTTGGCAAGGGTTGCTGGTGCTGGGGCAGCCTCGCTAGGAACTTCAGCAGGCTCTGCTGGTCTTGGTGTAGCTGGCCGTCCAGCAGTTCAATACGCTAAGCAGCTTATTTCTCCACAAGGACAACAACAGGCTGTACAGGAACTTGAGAAACAAGCAAGCTCTCACATTCAAAATGTATTACGAGAAGCGGTAAAGCTTGATCCGCAACTTGTTCCTAAAATTCAAATGGTGATGCTCGACGCCCAGAAATTTGGTGTAAGGATGCCTATTTCAGCGTTAGCAGACAATGAAGTTATTGATGCTGCTTTGCGGGGCCTTGCTGCTCGTGATCCACAGTTTGCTGGTTTGTACCAACAAGAGTTTGCTCAAGCCAAGGAACAACTTCGGCAGGCCAAAGAAGGAATGTTTGGTGATCCAGCAAAAGCAGCAGAGCTTTTGTCTCAACGTACTGCTTATCAGACGCCACAGCAACGTGCTGAACTTGAAGCAAGATTAAGAGAGCAACAGGCAAAAGAAAGTAACCTAGCCCTAGAGCGTCAAGCAACTGGAATGACTCAAAAGGCTTTCCCGTTTGCTGAGCGAGAAGCAGACATGACTACTAGGCTTACTCGCGTAGCTGATGAAGATTTGCGGATTTCTCCAGCAGCCTCAAAGCAATATGAAGATGTTGCAAAACTGGCGGCTGATGATGGATCGTCGCTATCTTCACAGTCCGCTGCAGAACTTCATGCCTTAGCCACAGCAACCAAAGAAGAAAACCTATTTACCAGTTTTCCTTCGTTGATTGATCGCATTAAAAACGTGACTAAACCAAAAGCGGACGGTGGCTTTGAAGCCATTGATTATCAAAACGCTCGTGGACTTCAACAAGAAATAAATAAACTTCTTCGTAGCGATGCTCCAGACGCATCTAAATATTATCTAAGCCAGCTTAAAACTCGTTTAGAGACTATGATGTATGAAGATATGCCGCAACACGCGCAGCTGCTTCGTGATGCAAATCAGCGCTTTGCTTATGACGCAAATCTAAAAGATTTTGCTATGTCTGCTATTGATTCTAAAACAGGTATGCTCAATCCAGAAAAAGCTGCAGCCTGGATTGCTTCTAATCGCGGGGCTATAGACAATATTTCTGCTTACGATCCGGTTCTAGATAAAGCTTTGAATCTTCGTTCAGGTATCGTTGACCCGGCATTGAATATTGCTCGTGTTTTAGATCAACGAGTAAAAGCAGAAAACATTGTAGGAAAGATGCGTGTTGATGACTGGGTAGGGGATGCTGGAATGTCTCCAAAGACTCTCGTTAACAAAATTCTAGGTGACCCAGCGTTTGCTAAAAAGGCTTTGGAGCGTTTCCGCACTGACCCAGAAGGAATGAAGGCTTTGAAGTCTTATATTCTAGACGAAGCAATGGGAGGAGAAACTCCTGCAGCTACGTTTGCTAAGTTTATGGACAACAAAGATAGTAAACTGACTTTAGAGCGTTTGTTCGGTAGCGGTGCTGGTGGTTTCTTGAATACTGTAGAGAAACTGGGTAGTGTCTCGGATAAGCTTTTGAAGTCCGCTAAAGATGCTCAGACACGGTATTCGATGACGTCTGTTAAAAAGGATAAGTTTGAAGAACTGTTTGGTGTCCCGTTGTCAATGATCTTCAGTAAACTGCGAAATCCTATTATATCTGGTCCGCAGGCTGCTGTTGAGCTTTTGTCTAAAGGCATTACCGCTAAACAAGCGGAACACTTTGATAAACAGCTTAAAGAGCTTTTGCTCGATCCGCAAAAGTTCGCTACGTTTGTAAAAGACCTAGACGCCGCTGCCTCGTCAGGAAACTTGGAAGCCGCTGCAAAGGCTTTGCAAAGTCGGGGACTTACGTTTGCTCAGGAGACTCTTTCCGGGGTAGGTAAGGCCGGTATTCTTGGTGGTATGCAACAGCAGATCAAAGCTAATGAGCCTGCAGAGGTTTATCAATGATCGACGTAATTTTTGGTGGAGTCTTCGGAGGCCTGCTCAGGCTGGCCCCGGAGGTATTGAAGTTCTTCGATAAAGCTAACGAGCGTAAGCATGAGTTGGCTTTGCTGGAACAGGAAATGGCTTTCGCCAGGATGCGCGGTGAGATTGCTATGCGTCAAGCTGAAATGGCAATGGCTACAGAGGAGCTTAACAGCATCGGCAAAGCCTTTGAAGAACAAAGTAGTACCGCTAAAGCTGCTGGCAAGATGATTGCAGCCATCTCAGCTTTGGTTCGTCCTTCGATTACTTACGCCTTTGTGTTGGCTTACTTCTTAGTAAAGATAGCAGGCTTTTCCATTGCACAGGAACAAGGAGGCAACTGGAAAGAGGTTACATTGTCTCTGTGGACACCGGACGATGTAACTATCCTATTTATGATTATTTCATTCTGGTTTGTAGGAAGGGTATGGG